GCTGCAAATGCTATTAACTCGGTTGCTCTTAGCTTTGGGGCAACTGTTAGTGCTGGTGCTACGGATAGTAACGCATTAGGAGCTAGATCACAAGTTGGAGCAAATACACAAAGAGGAACTGCAATTGGAAAATCATGGGTTTCTGGCGCAGACAGCCTTGCGGCGGTTATATCTGACAACAACACAAGCTACGGTGCAACAGGTGCTAATAGTATTGCGATGGGTAAACTAGCAAAAGCTACGACTGAGAAATCAGTTGGTATTATAGCTCAAGCAACTGGAAACTATGCAGTAGCAATTGGTGATCAGTGTATAGCTAGTGGAAATGCCTCAGTTGCACTTGGTAGAAATAGTAGTGCATCTGCTACTTATTCAACTGCGATAGGTTCTAATTGTTCAATTGCTGGTTTTAGTTCAGTTGGTATTGGTAAAGACAATACTATAAATTCAAGCCATGAGTCTTCACTTGTATTAGGCGAAGGTATTCAGTCCACAGCATCTAACCAAGTTAGTATTGGTGGCACAACTCAAGACGTTCGTATCAGTGAAACTTACACCCTCCCTAAAGTAGATGGTACTGCATCAGGACAAGTGCTTACCACAGACGGTTCAGGTACTGTTTCTTGGGCTACTGCTTCTGGTGGTGGTGGTGCAGACTTATTTGCAGAAAACTACGACGGCACTTCAACACTGCCAACTGCAACTGGAACTAACGCAGTAGCTTTAGGTGATGGTTCTAATGCAACTGGTTACAAGAGTTTTGCGGCGGTAATCGGAAATACTTATTCTGTTTATGGGGCAAATGGCTTTGGTTCAGTCTCAATAGGATTACAGTCAAGAGCCAATGGAACTTCATCAGTAGCTATAGGTCAAAATGCAAAATCTGAAGGTACAAGTTCTTACGCCTTTGGTGGTTATGCTAATTATAATTATAGTACCTCTTTAGGTTACAAAGCTAGGGCTGAAGCAGTAGATGCAACAGCAATCGGTAATAGTCTAGCTTCTGGAACAGACAGTTTTGCGGCGGCTAATGCTAACAACACTACAAGCTATGGCACATCGTCTACGAGGGGTATTAGTATAGGGGCGTTCAGTCATGCCTCAGGTAGTCAAGACGTTATATCAATTGGGTATTACTCAATAGGATCAGCAGATAAAACCACTGCTGTTGGCTACAGAACTCAAGCCACTAATGCACATGCCGTAGCTCTTGGTTCTCATGCAAGAGCAACAGGTCATTATTCACTTGCTATAAGTTCAGCCACTGGTGATAGTACTGGCGCACTTTCAAGTGGGGTTAGTTCAATTGCTATAGGGAGTACTGCAACTGCTTCACACCAACATTCTGCTGTATTAGGTAATGATGTTCAATCTACAGCTACAAACCAAGTTAACATAGGTGGTAGCACTCAAGACGTTCGTATCTCTGAAACCTACACTCTACCCAAAGTAGACGGAAGTGCTAATGAAGTGCTTACTACTGATGGTTCTGGTGCTGTTTCTTGGGCGGCGGCTGGTGGTTCATCTGACTATGTACATATTAGCACACAAACAGTTACAAGTGCTACAGCACAAGTTGAGTTTGATTTAAGTAATTCAGACTATGGTAGCTATTATATTGTTGCACATGACTGTGCTTTTACTGCCGCCCCTTCGAATGATTATTGTTTATATTTTAATTTATATGAAGGCGCATACAGTAGTAGTGCACCTTGGACAAATAGAATGAGCCTCTATTATGCATCAGGAACAGAAAGTAGTAGTAGTGTATCAACTACCTCGACTTGGACATATAATCTTACAATGAGATCAGGCAGTACGCCAACAACCTCTACAAAGTTTGGCTTTAGTGGAATGATTGGTGGACGGACTAATAGCCCAGTTGATCTTAATGGTTATTTTGTTACAGGCACAAGTGCTTTTGGCACACCTAGAATACGTGGTATTGCGCCTAACACCAGTAACAACATGACATATATGTTGGTTAAACCTAGCACTACAACTTTTGCTTCAGGTAAATTCTCACTCTATGGCCTAAAGGACGCATAACATGAAAAAATTAGTAAACAATGTTAGTGTTGATATGACTTCGCAAGAAATAGAAGCCTATAACCAAGCACCGATTGATATGTTACCTACTATAATAAGGGAGCAAAGAGACGAAAAGTTACTACAAGAAGTAGACCCTATAGTAACTAACCCACTTCGGTGGGCTGAACTAACAGAAGATAAACAAGCAGAATGGACACAGTATCGGACTGACTTGCTTAACCTACCAGCTCAGTCTGGTTTCCCTAACACAATAACTTGGCCTACAAAGCCGTAACTTAAAGGAGTCATTAACATGGCAATACAATTAGACTTAACAACTTCACAATATGGTACAGCATTTACTGGTGCATACTTCAGAATAGTAACTGCATCAATCTCACGAGAACTAGGAGACAACTTTACAGTTATGATCGACTGCTCTGGTTTTGCAACAGCAACACCAACAGATGATACACATCCTGTAGACTTCCGCAGATACAATGCACCTCTAGCTACTATCGAAGCTACTGCTGGCGATGACTTCTTATCTAAGTGTTACACTTGGGTTATGGCGCAATCTGACATGAGTGGTTCATCAGCAGTATAGTATGGCAACCATCCATGAGATAAGAGAGGCTGCTGAACGTAGTCTTGTTACATTCATTAAACTTGTAGCTCCTCAACGTGTACTAGGTAACTGTCACGAGGATGTTTGCAAGTGGTGGACTAGACAAGATGCTAAGACACATCAGCTTCTCTTATTCCCTCGTGATCATGGTAAGTCAGCTATGGTAGCTTACAGAGTTGCTTGGGAGTTAACTAAGAACCCTACCCTAAGAATTCTATATATCTCAGCTACATCTAACTTAGCTCAGAAACAGCTCTCGTTTATTAAAAACATATTTGAATCAGACATACACCAAAAGTATTGGCCTGACCATTTAAACAAAGATGAAAGTAAACGGGAGAAGTGGACTACCTCAGAGATTGCTTTAGATCATCCTGACAGAAAGAAAGAAGCAATACGTGATCCGTCTATTTTTACTGGTGGCCTTACTACTTCACTTACAGGGATGCACTGCGATATTGCTGTACTCGATGACGTAGTTGTTTTTGAAAATGCTTACACTGGTGAAGGACGAAACAAAGTTAAGTCACAGTATTCACTTCTATCATCTATTGAAGGTAGTGAAGCTAAGGAATGGGTAGTAGGTACTAGGTATCACCCTAAGGACTTGTACTCAGATTTAATGGGTATGGAAGAAGATTTATATACAGACAAAGGTGAACTAACAGGTAAAGAAAATATCTATGAAGTACTAGAAAGGGCAGTAGAAGAAGGTGGTGATGGAACAGGTGATTTCCTTTGGCCTAGACAACTCCGTAAGGATGGTAAGTACTTTGGTTTTAATCTAAAAATATTAGCTAAGAAAAGAGGTCAGTATTTAGACAGGGTACAGTTTAGAGCACAGTACTACAACGATCCAACAGATCCAGATACACAACCTATAGCCTACGAGAAGTTCCAGTACTATGACCGTAAACATTTAAATAGAGATAATGGTCAGTGGCAGTATCAAGGTAGAAAGTTAAACGTTAGTGCAGCAGTTGACTTTGCCTACAGTGTAAGTAAACGAGCTGACTATACAGCTATTGTTGTAATAGGTGTTGACTTTGAAAACAATGTGTATGTCTTAGACATTGATAGATTTAAGACAGATAAAATTTCTGAGTATTTCAAACACATCTTAGACTTACTTAATAGATGGGACTTCAGAAAGCTACGAGCTGAATGTACAGCTGCTCAGTCAGCTATCGTAACGGAGTTAAAAGATAACTACATTAAACCTAACGGTCTAGCTTTAAAGATTGATGAGCATAGACCTAACCGTCACCAAGGTTCTAAAGAAGAACGAATAGCTGCTGCTCTTGAACCAAGGTACGACAACTTACAAATGTATCATTACCGAGGTGGTAACTGTCAAGTACTAGAAGAAGAACTAGTATCTTACAATCCAGCACATGATGACTGCAAAGACTGTTTAGCTGCAGCCGTAGAGGTAGCAATTAAACCAAGCATGTTAGCAATTAGAAGAAACAAAACCGACAACAATGTCGTATTCCACCCTAAGTTTGGTGGAGTAGCATTTTAAGATGTTGACATATTTATTACACTGTGATATAATTATCACATAGCTAGGAACTTGGAGTTAAAATGGCTGGCACTACTATTGACATTGAAAGTATTATAGATCCTCACACTCTAGCTGTTGAAATAGCTAACCGTTGGTCTTCATGGAATAGCTCTCGTTCTTCTAAGTTAGAAGAGTGGAAAGAGTTACGTAACTATATCTATGCTACAGATACTAGAACAACTAGTAACAATAAGTTACCTTGGTCTAACTCAACTACTACACCTAAGCTAACACAGATTGCTGATAACTTACATGCTAACTATTTTGCTGCATTGTTTCCTCAGAAGAGATGGTTTAGGTTTGAAGCTACAGATGCTGCATCAGATGTTAAGATTAAACGAGACATCATACAAGCATACATGGAGAACAAGTTAAGTCAATCTGATTTTGTTAACACAACAAGTAAACTTATCAATGACTACATACAGTACGGTAATTGTTTTGCTACTGTGGACTTCAAAAGAAAAGTTACTAACTTTGAAGATGGTGACAGAATAGTTAACTATGTAGGACCTAAGCTAGTTCGTATCTCACCTTTTGATATTTGTTTTAACCCAGTAGCTGCTGAGTTCTCAGATACACCAAAGATTGTTAGATCTATTTTAACCTTAGGTGAAGTACAACGTATGGTTGAGACAGCACCTGACAAAGAGTATATGAGTGGTGTGTTTGATAAGATGCTCGGCAATAGAGGATCAGCTAAAGGTAATGAAGTAGATGTAGATAAGTCAGAAGGTTTTGTAGCTGATGGTTTTTCTAACTTAACTGATTACTATGAATCAGACTACGTAGAAATATTAACATTCTATGGTGACATCTACGATACACAAAAAGGTGAGTTCCTAAACAACAGAGTTATAACCATTGTTGATAGAGCCTACGTTTTATCTAATGAAGAGAACCCTAGTTTCTTAGGTAGAGATCCTATCTTCCACGTAGGATGGAGAGATAGACCAGACAACTTGTACAGCATGGGACCACTAGATAACTTAGTTGGTATGCAGTACAGAATAGATCACTTAGAGAACCTCAAGGCAGATGTATTTGATCAGATAGCCTATCCTGTATTAAAGATAAGAGGTGACGTAGAGGACTTTGACTTCGAACCTAATGCTCGTATATACTTAGGAGATGAAGGTGATGTAGGTTACTTAGTACCTGACAGTACAGCATTGAATGCTGACTTCCAAATACAGAACCTAGAAGCTAAGATGGAGATGATGGCTGGAGCACCAAGAGAAGCTATGGGTATTCGTAGTGCAGGTGAGAAGACAGCCTTTGAAGTTAACCAGCTTATGACTGCAGCAGGTAGAATATTCCAACACAAGACTGCTCACTTCGAAAGAGTATTTTTAGAGCCAATCTTAAATGCTATGTTAGAAGTATCTAGACGTAACATGGATTATGAAGATACAGCTAAGGTACTAAACGACGATACTGGTTTGTATTTCTTTACACAGATTACAAGAGATGACATTAAGTCCAATGGTAAGATTGTACCGATGGGTGCTAGACACTTTGCTGAAAGAGCACAACGTGTACAGAACCTAACCACTATGTACCAGATCAAAGCATCTGACCCAAGTGTTGCATCACATCTGTCAGGTAAAGAGTTTGCTAGATTGTTAGCTGATGAACTAGGTGAACCAGCCCTATTTGGTGAGAACATAGCAGTGTCTGAACAACTAGAGACTCAGAAGGTTGTCACAGAGGCACAGGTTGAGTATGAGGCTGATCAAGAAGAAAAAATAGAAGAGGGTAGCCAAGAGCTAGAGATGGCTACTGAGGAAGCTCCTGAGGAGCCTATTGAATGAAGGCAGCTTGGTTCAAAGACTGTAAAACAAAGAAAGATAAAGAGGCGGTAGCACAAACACTGCAATCCCAAAGAGAGGGATTAGACCGTCTTAAAGAAATCCTTGAGCCTATGCTAAAGGATACTACCCCTGCAGCTGACTACGATTGCCCTTCTTGGGCGTACAAGCAAGCAGATCGCAACGGATACAACAGAGCAGTGACCACTGTGTTGGATCTAATTAACTTAGATAAGGAATAACAATGAGTGTATTTTCTGAGGATCAGGTGACCCCTGCAACACAGAGTGAGCAAGTATCAGCATTTGAGGAGCCAACCAGCCCTTCAGTCTTAGGTGATCTTGTAGGAGAAGGACGTAAGTTCAACGATGTAGAGGCGTTAGCTAAAGGAAAGTTAGAAGCAGACAGGTTCATTGAACAAATGAAAAATGAGAATGCTACTTTAAAAGCTGACCTAGAGAAACAAGCATACAAACTTGGAGTTACAACTAAAATGGAAGAAATGGCCTCGGCAACCCCAACCGAACTTCTTGATCCTAATAATAATAATAATGGTGGCACGTCGAATGCAACTAATACCCAGTTAAATTCGAGTGAAGCAAACATTGAGAGCCTAGTAGAACAGACCCTGAAGAGGCGAGAGCAAGAGAGTTCTGCAAAGAACAACATTGCAATCGTTGAATCGGAACTTGAAAAAGCCTATGGGACTGAAGCATCTTCTGCTGTAAAACAGAAAGCTTCTGAACTAGGTTTACCAATGAATGAGTTACAAGGTATGGCTGCTAAGTCACCTGCTGCGTTTATGCAGTTGATGGGTAAGTCAGCACCTCAAAGTTCACCAATGGTTCAAGGGAGCATTCGTACTGAAGGTTCTACAATGCAAGCATCCTCTGAAAAAGACTTTGGATACTACCAAAAGCTTCGAAGAGAAAACTCGTCACAATACTACAAACCATCTACTCAACGTGCAATGATGGCAGATGCCGAACGTTTGGGTGATAATTTTTATAGATAAGGAATATAACTATGGCTGGTAATACAGTAAGTACTCTAGCTCTTGCAAAAAGAGCAGAAGTTTGGGGTGCAGAATTAAAAGAGATCTTGCGGGATGAGCTGCAAGGTATGAAATACGTAAATTGGTTGAATGACTTTCCAGATGGGGACACGTTTAAGATCCCATCATTAGGTGATGCAACTATTAATGACTACACTGAAGATGCTGCTGTAACATACGATCCGATTGATGATGCACAGTTTACATTCACCATCACTGAATACTTACAGGCTGGTAACTACATCACCAACAAGGCGATGCAGGATGTATACTACTCAAATCAGATCATGTCTCAGTTTGTACCTCTACAAGAACGTGCCTTGATGGAACGTCTAGAGACAGACATCATGAAGTTAGGTCAAGAGCAAACAGCTGCTAACCCTAACACTATCAACGGTGTTGCTCACCGTATGATTGGTTCAGGTACTGGTGGTAAAATTGCAGTTGAAGACTTTGCTAAAGCTCTTCGTGCATTAAAAACTGGTAAAGTACCACAGAAGAACCTAGTGGCTATTGTTGATCCATCAGTTGAATTTGAAATGAATACAATTTCAAACTTAACAAGTGTATCAAACAACCCACGTTGGGAAGGTATCGTCAACTCAGGTATTGCTTCTGGCATGTCCTTTATAGCTAACATCTATGGTTTCGATGTATACACATCAAACTACTTAGCTACAAAGTCTTCAGAAACTATCAGTGGTGTAGCTGCTCCAGCTAACGCAATCAACAACATGTTCTTCTCTGCTGACCAAGCAGTGCAACCATTTGTTGGTGCATGGCGTCAGATGCCTAATGTGGACACTGAGTACAACAAAGATCACCAACGTACAGAGTTTGTTACTACTGCACGTTACGGTCTTAAACTGTACCGTCCAGAGAACTTGGTTTCTGTTGTTACAAAGCCATTGGCTTAGTGACATAAATACAAGGGGAGGGGAGAAATCTCCTCCTCTATCTCTTTAACACTTGACAACTATTTTACTTATGTGTATAATAGTCTTAACAAGTCTCCCCTACTAAGGACTTATTTACAATGGCAAACGTAGAACATTCATCCCTTACTGGTAGTGCATTACATGAACCTAAAGGTACAGCCACTGCT